CAACAAGTTTAGATTCATTCACGGCTGCGAATGTGGCTGCATATGGCGCTGTTGGTGGAGAAGCCAAGTTCAATAAGAAGATGGCTGAAATGCAAGCCGCTAATGGTAAGACTATTGGTGCAACAGTATTTGCAGAAAACTTATATCGCCCATCGAAAACTGGTGAAACATTAAATCAATCTAGTTCAATGATGGCATCACTAGCCCGTGAGTCCATGTCACCAACTGCACCAATTGTGAATGTTACTGCACCATCTGCACCACAAACACAACAACAGGCACCGATAACAATCGCAACAGCCGATGTACTAGATACAGACTTCGGTAGATTACTAGCCAGAATGTACTAATAAAAAAACCCCGCACAAGGCGGGGTCAAACGTTTCTCTGAGAAAGGAGCGTTAAGTTTATTCGTCAGCGAGAGATTTGAAATAATCCAAATCGTCCTCTGGCATATCAGCGGCAGGCGCTTGTGCGGCACGAACTGTTTTTGCTGTTGGCAATTCAACATCTTCAGCACGAATGCTAGGTAATGCATCACCTTCAAAGCCAAGAACTTTATCCAAACGGGCTTTTAATTGCTCATATGGTTTGAAGTTTTTCTTATCTGTGAAGTCCTTCAATGAATGCTCTTGTTTGTAGATGGCTTCAAGTTTGTCATCATCACCATCAAACAATGCAGATGGTTCAGCAAACTCAGACTTATCGTAGTTACGATAGCCTTCAACATTACGAATCTTCAATTTGAAGTTTGCACCGTCCCAGAAGTCGAATGGGTTAACTGGTGTTTCATCAGCAAATTCTGGATTCATCGCTTCAGAGATTTTATCAAAAATCTTCTTACCGAATTTGAACAAACGAACAGTACCATCATTCTCTGGATGTGCTGGATCAGAAACGACCAAGATATTCGCAACATAACTCAAGCGGCGCTTTTGTTTACGAACGATATCTTTGTTTGCTTCAATACCAGAGTTCCATAGTGTGGAGTTGTGTTCACACACAGGACACTTTTCACCAACTGTAGTCAAACAGTTGTCGATAAACCAACCACCTGGTCCTTGAAAGCCGTGGTCAAAACGGCGAACCCATGGAAGTCCATCTTCACCGTCAACACCTGGAGCAGGCAAGAAACGAATAGTAGCCATTCCGTTGCCAGATTTGTCTACAGTTGGTTGCCAGAATCGGGTGTCTTCTTTAGAGCCAGCCTCAGCAGTTTGTGTGGTGGTCTCAATAGCCTTAGTGAGTTTTTCTAGGCTGTCACGGTTGCGTTTTAGATTAGCGAAAGACATATTATTTTCCTTGTATAAATTGTATGCGTTGTATTAAAATTATCCACATGATTCATTATATCATGTTATTTAGTTACTTTCAATTCTGTCTTGCAACATCATTAAAGTATTACCAATTTCTTTGTGAAGAATACCAATACCACCTGCGGCGTTGAAGCCTTGGATAACATCAGGTGTATCATCAATAAGAATTGTTTTTGGTGTAGCATATTCAGCCTTGCGTTTGCGTCCAGCAACAACATTTGCCTTCAGTTTAACTAAGCCATTCATATCTAGCCACACACGCTTTTGTCGTTCAACTTCCTCGTGGTGTTTTTGTCCACCAGATGAAGTCAACAACTCAATTGGTAGTTTTGTTTTCATACAAAAATCTACCAATTGTTTTCCACCAGGATACCATTCCAAAGTTTCGAATTGCTTTGTTTCAATAAAGTGATCCCAATAATTACTGAAGTCTTTTCTGTCACGCATTGAACCTGGGAGTTCATTGTATAACTGAAAGTAACGGCGTTCAAAGTTACAGAGAACACCATCCATATCCAAATAAATCTTTTCAATCATCGTAATTCTTTCAAGGCAATTTCACGAAACTTGGTTCGGTCAAACATAATAAAAGGTGTATATTTAATCCATTTTCTGTGAAGGGAAGGATATCTGATATTATCAGCGATTCTTTTTTCCCACATGGGCATGAAACCCATCAGCGAATTCAATATACACAAGGTTTCATCTTTGATTTCTGCATACAACACCATGTTGAGTAGTGTAGGATATTCTCCATCTGTGTGTAGAAGTTCATTGATTTTTCCTTCTTCGGCTATCAAAGCACAATCATTTTTGAAGTGATAACTCATTGCTTGAATTACCGCTAATCGTTCCATGTGTGCTTCACGAGCATCATCGGCAAGTAAAGAACCTGCCCATGTTTTTTCATCAACAAAGAAGTTGGAAACTAAAAACTGTTTATACTCCTCGGTGTCATATTTGCGTGACAACTTGTAGAAGTGGTATTTGTCTTTTCGTTTCTCAAACGCTTCAATGCTAATATTGGATTTTCCATTGTATTTGAAATAATCATAGTCTGTGGTGAAATGGAGTTTCAACACATGATACAATGTAAATGCTTCATAACCTGTCATAACGAAATTATATCACAAATCAAATAGGAAGTCTGGTAGTTTTGGGTAACATGTTCAATTCTTGTGCATCAACCTCAATCTTTGCCTTGAGGTCTTTGTTTACCAGTGATGAAGCCAGTTCAATCTCCATACCAGTTTGTTCACAATAATCAACGATTGCTTCCATGTAATTGTAATCAGTACCAGCCACGATTTCTTCAATCTTCAACTGGAACTGATACATTTCATCCTTTGTTGGCATTACTTAACGATAGTTTCGTAAAGTTGTTCGAACTGTTCATGTGTTGCCACTTCTTCGTCATAGTTTTGTTTGTGATAAACTTTGACAAGGCGATTAACGATTCGCTTAGGCAATTTCAAATCGTCACACACTTTTTTTACTGCTTCTTTGATAAATTCTTTTTCACCATCCATACGGATCATGGAATTAGAACACTCTTTGATAGCATCAAGCAATTTCTTGCGATCCGCTTCACTAGAGATTTGATTGATAGAAAACTGTTGTACAGCCATAATATACTCCTTAAACAAAACCCATTTTTTTACCAACACCTTTGTTGTTGGTAGTACCTTCAACTTTTTTATTGAACACCTCTGCGATGCTATACTTACCTTCTGGTTTAGTTTCATATGAAACACCCAAACGATTAGCAAGTTTTTCTGCTTGTTCGCCAGTCAATTGGTCAAACGACAAAACATCAAAACAACGACCTGGACGAATCAACGCAGGATCAACATCACGGATGCTTGGCAAGTTTGTTGAGAAAATCAACTTCTTACCTTTTGTTGTAACCAATCCATCACCCACATTCAAAAAGCGGTGCATCATTGTGTTACCATCACTTCGTGCTTTCAGGAAGTTATCTGAATCTTCCAGAACCATCACACCAGTTTCATCTTCAATGAATCGTGCGAACAAATAGTCTTTCTCCAAGATTGCGGCATCGTATGTAACGATGGCCGAGGAGTTACTGTGAGCCAATAGACCACGAATGAATGTAGTCTTACCAGTACCTGGTGGTCCAATCAACAAAAGAATGTTTGCGTTTGATTCAAGGAAACGGTCATAGTAGTCTGTCAACTTTTCATCTTTCAGAAAAGGATACATTTCATCAACAGGCAAACGCTCAACATTCAATGGAACATTTACTGCATTACCATCGCTTGAATAAACCCATTCGATATATGATGTGACTTCTTCGAATTGTTTCAATAAAATGTCTGATGCATTTTTTAGAAAAATTTCATCGCCGTAAATGGTAACTGTAATTGTGTTTGAACTAACATTATAACGAATGAAGTTATTGCCTTCAGTTACAATGATTCCAGCAGAATCGTGAAATTCCAAGATATGGTCACCATCAAATTCATCTTCAATGAATTCTTGCCACTTTGAACGTCCACCAAGAAGTTTCAATTCACGACTTAGTGTTGATTTACCATCAACTGTTCTTGCATCCAACAATTGTGAATAAAGATAGTCACTATAATCTGATGCGCCAATAAAAATTTTCTCATTACTCATTTTGTGTGATGCGAGTTCTTCGCTACTCCATGTCCAACTGTTAAAAATGCGGTGTCGACCAGTTCTTCTTCCGCCAAACTTTCTTCCTCTTGACCTTACTGTTACAGGTCTAGCCACTTCTGCATTCATACTTCTTAAAATATCATCTATAGATTTACTCATTTTTTCGCTGTCGCCGCATATGTGATACAAACTGCATTTGAACTTGTTTCGTATGCACATTTCACAGATACTGGATCAACACCCTTTGCGATGGCTGATTCAATGTTTTTTGCCATGTTGTTTTGTGTATTGATATTGTAATTAAAACCTGCAATTATTACGGTACACATAACAATTGTAACACAAGTTAAAATTGTAATCAAGTCTTTGTTCATATGATTCCTTTATTTCTGTCAATTCTGTCCGAACTGCGTTTATAAAAAATGTGATTACCAATCGTTTCAACTCTCTTCAATCTTGTCCAACCAGGATTAACATAGTTGGCATGATAGTAAGTTGCACCGTTTGTCACATCAGTCATTCTCTCAAAGTTTACAACAAGATTTGTTGCAATCTGCAATATCTCATTATACAACGGAGTTTGTTTGATTGTCAATCGTTTGTTGGTAATTGTCTTATCACAATACCAAGAAAATTGGCATAGATTACCATCTTTCTGTTGAACAACTCCACATATATCATTAGCATAGTTACCAGATTGAACTCTGTTGATTGTCACGAAACCAACGGCATGTTTGCCTTCCAGTGATTCGTGTGCCGCTTCAAAATAAATGTTTTCTGCTAGGCAACTAACTTGTTTCTGTAGTTCCGCAGTCAATACATTATAATTCGCTTTGATTGGTAAATCAGGCTGTCTGATATTTACCATCGACATAGTTAAGATAACTGCTGATAGCATTATACTTAAAAGTATAGGCATACTTCGCATATTTTTCCTTTCTGTGTGTTAAAGGACCTTTCGGTCCTTCCATCAGGATTTCTTCGGCTTTGTGGCGTCAGGCAACATTGATACGAACGCATTTAGCGTTTGTGCTTTGTTGATAATTTCTTGTTCTGATGGATATTTTGGATAGCCGGGATGCTTAGGTGTCTCTGCACCTTTCGCTTTTGCTGAATCACAGTCCATTGCGAACTGGTTGGCTATTTTTTCTCTTTCGCCGAAGTAATCTGATTCTAGCATATCTTTTGCCATTTTCAGTAATTCTAGGCGAATCTCAAAGGGACTCATACTCATATTATCTCCTGTGTTGTGTATGTGTAAAGTGGTGGATATTCTGTTACGAGGAATCCACCGAAACCCTAGTCAGCGTTTAGGCTGCCAATGCGAACTTTTCATCGTTTGCGTTTACTTTATTTAGTTTTTATATCTACTCTGATAAGTTGTCCACTTCTATACTTGTTGCCCTGTCGAAACCAAGTGCATCCCCATCAAAAGCACACCCAAATCTGGAAGTACGGATTCGGTCACCGTATCACTCAGGACTTAAACCTGTATATGCTTTTGGTGGAGATGGGGGGATTCGAACCCCCGTCCAGAACACTTTTCCAGTTGCTTCATACAACCATACTTGAGATTTTACTCTCAAACTTATTTATTGTCAAGAATGTTTGCGGTAATAATCAATGTATGTTTTTAGTGTCTTCACATGGTCACCAGTTCTCTCAACAAACAGAATAGGATCAGAACCTTCAACAGCCATGATTACAACAATCTGATGAATCTTAACACCTACCAGT